ATTTCCAGTCAACTCAGATTTAACAAATGTCATCCAATGTGTAGTGCCTCTTTGCTGGCCAAATAATGGCTTAAATGGTATTGCTGATAAAACTTCTTTTACATTTATCTGACAATCAGACCATTTAAAAACTAGTGTTCCGCCAACTTTTAGAACTCTCATGCATTCTTCAAAACCTTTTGAAATATCTTCTTTCCAATTGTCTTTATCAAGTTTCCCGTATTGTGCTTTCATAATTGAATTCTGGCCAACATGTTTCAAATGCGGTGGGTCAAAGACGACTAAGTTAAAAGTATTGTCTTCAAGAGGAATATCCCTGAAATCTCCAACTACGTCAGGAACAACATTTACATGCTTCCCATGAATATCAAAACTTTCTTGTCTGATATCCATAAAAGTAGTGTGTTCTTCGTTTTTGTCAAACCAAAACAAGCGACTTCCACAACAAGCATCCAAGATTTTAATTTCTGGCATAACTCATCCCCCGTTTCCAGTTTTCTCAAAGTAAAATTTACCGTCAAAAGGTTTTACTTCAACAATTCCATAATCAGCGCCTAACCTACTTATGAAAGGTTGCATAATTCTTTCATGTATTGTTTTTAACTGTTCTCTAAATTTTTCAAGTGATAATGTTGACTTATAAAAATTACACGATTGGCAAGCTGGCATATAATTGCTAATATCATCAGCGCCGCCATTTCTAAATGGTTCTAAGTGGTCAACTCTAAGCGTTTTGATGTCTAAGATTTTTCCGCAATAAGCACAGTGACAATCATATTTTTCAAGGACAAGTTGCCTAGTCTTTTTACTTATTGATTTACGTCTCACACTATCCCCCATTCCCGGTCAATTCCGCAATCCGCTTAGTCTGTCTAGCTCTATCCTCACTAGCACGTTTAAGCTGTTTTTGTGTCCTGCTTAGCTGAGCACGTAGTCCGTTTATTTGTGGTTCGTAATATTGTTGTGCATCACGATAGCTAAAGTACGACACGGTTACCATCATCCCAAATATTGCGATCGTAAGAAACAGTAGTGCTTTCCAGTCGCTTTTTAGGACATTAATTATTTTATTCAAATCATCACGTAAATTTTGCAATAATTCATCTGTTGTCATTATTATTCCTCATTCCATATAGTCATCATAAATCCAAATTTGGTCTTTACTAAGTATTAAATCGTGTCCTGTTTTATCTATTAATATTTGTAATTGTTCGAGATTATCAATTTTTATAAAAATATCAGGAAAATAACCAATTTTTGTGATTTGATAATGTATGCCGCATGATTTTAAATCTTTGACATATTGTTCATCTTTAAAGCTGGCTGCATGCAACTGGTAAATACAACCATTAAATTTTGATTTACTGTATGGATAACGATTTGGTTTCTTCATTCCGCTTCCCTCATGAAATATTCCGTCGATCGCTTATCATTAGCTAGCTCTAGCCGTCTAATAAACTGCATCGCTTCTCTTTTTGTTGCGAACTCATGCTCTGTAAACAATCTCTTGTCATAAACCATGTAAGTCGCTGTAATGCCTTTGTTGTAAACTCTCACAACGTGTTTTTTAGTAGTAGCCATGTGTCTCCAATCCATCAAGATAGCCCTGATTGACATAGTATGAGCCAATCAAAATAGCGTCTGCTTCGTCGTCTTTGACCGATTTATTAAATTCTTGCTCCACTTTTGTTTTTGACTGTAATTTCATGGACTTCTTGCTTCGGTCTTTGTAGCTAAACTTCCAGTGCTTACGCCACGTTGATACATTGATAAAAGCGACGTTATCAGCTATTAATCGTCCTAAGATGATACCAGTAACAATACCGATTTTAAGCATGGATTGTTGATTAGGTCCCATAACCGAGTTTTTTTCAACTGCGATTGTGCTAAAGGAGCAATCGTATTTTTTTAATGCTCGTGACTGGATTAGTCTTAATTGACTAGCCATATATCGTCCACGTTCGAAATAAGAGTCGCTCTTATGTTTTAAGACACCGCTCTGGATAAGGTCTGAGCCTTTAAATAAGGCCCATCCCGTTCCAGATGTTGAGATGTCTAGCGATAAAACTAGATTGCTCATTCAAGCACCCCACGAATACCAAGGGTTTCAAAGATATTTCTCTTATTATCTTCGATAAACGAGAATACTTTTATGATTTCATCTGTGTCTTTCTTATGCTCTTTAGCAAAATATGAAGATGTTAGATTGATTTTAGTTTTTGGTTTAGCTTCGAGCACAAGGTCGTAAGCTGTTTCGAATAGTTCTCCATCTTCATCAAGAGATGGTTCGTCGTCAATCTTTTTAAAATCACTAATAAAATCCCATTGCGTAGTCAAACCGCCAGAGACGGCAAAGATTCGGTTTACTCTATCTAAAATTAGTGCTGTTCCTGTTCCTGTAATTTTGATTTGTTCCATATTTTTCACCTTTTTAAAATCCACACTCGCCCCAAAATTGTGTGTGAGCATTGGCAAGGACGAGTGTAGCAATTCTTCATATCATCAATCCTGTTAATTTGACGATATTCCAACTTTCCTTTCTCGCTCGGAAAATATTGGTATTGCAAAGGCCGAGCCTCACTTTGCAATAGGTTGTTAATTAACTTCTTCGACGCCTAATATTCTCATCTTATGGCTTCCAAATCTAAGTAAATGGTCGTACATTTCTTTAAATGCTATCGGAGCCATGTGTTGATTTTCTGCTTCGGTTTCTGCACCTATGTCTAAATTTGCAATCTTAGCTGATACATAGTATCTAGTCATTTCTATCTCCTAAAAAATCATTACTCTTTGTGTTAATTGATTAGCCCTGCAATACTCGCAATGACCGCAAGGCTTAGGTTTTTCTATGCCTTTTTTAATGCCATCTAGTCGCTTGATGTTTTGAGCCAAGTTGTCTAACTCATTTTGCATAGCATCTACATTTTGGATTCTGATGGCTCTTGTGTCTGGTGGCGTTTCCTTGGTTACCGCGTAAATAATCGGCTCGAACGGTTTGTTATATTTAGCTTCTAGCATGGTTCTGTAAGCAGCCATCTGCAAGATATATCCGTAAGCCTCAAACCATCTGACACGCTCTTCTCCATTCCAGATTGCGTCGTCAATCGGCCCTTTTGTTGTTTTGATGTCTACAAAATAGCCACGTTCAACATTCAGGCAGTCGATTTTACCCTTGAATTCAACCTCGCCAAGAAAACCTGTGATTGATGCCTCCTTTTCTCCTTGGTAGATAGCCATAAAGTTACTATCGCTTTTAAGTGCTTCAATCATCTGCTCAGCGACTAAGTAATCCTTTTTTAATTGGCCTTTTGTTGTTCCTCTGGTCGAAATCATTTCAGAGCCGTTTTGGGCTTTGAATTCTTCATGAGCTTCTTTACTCTCAAAGTAAGAGTGGACATAGTTCCCGACGAGCAGCGCAGTGTTATCTCTGGTATCTGTCCAATCCCCTCGTAATTCAGCAAGCGCCCTTGCTTCGCATTCTCTAAAGCGCTTGTACTGACTAATAGACCAGTATCTGATAGCTGATTCACGGCTATAATAGTCCTTTCCGAGTAAGTCTAAACTAGTCATCTAGCAACCTCTTAATCACTTCGTCGATAGATGTATCGTAAAAGACAAACTCTTCCCTTTCCCTATCTCCAACGAATTGAACAACCACTACTTTTTCATCTAAATCGTCAAAATTTAAAGCAGATCTTTCCCAAACGCCAACAACATATTCTGGATTAATATAATATCCTTCAATTTTTACAAGTTTAATCATATTAAGTCTCCAATATTGTCAAAGAGGTTACCTTCGCTAGCTAATACTTCGCCAGTTTCTTCATCAAAATTAGGAATCTCATCTGCTGGATAAGAGGTGTCTTCTAAAACCGTCTTATTTTCGTCTGTGAGCGTTTTTTCTTCTTCGTCATGTAAATCTTCAGTTGCGTCTTTTAAATTGTTAGGAGCATCCTTATTTTCGTTCTGGTGACCAATTAAGTCGTCAAGGCTATTTGCTTCTTGTGGGGTAATGTCTTTTGGGGTAGAAATCGTTGAATCTTGATTATCTTCCTCGATAGCTTTCTGCATCTCAACTGATAACGGACCATATTTACTCAAAATATCTTTTAAAATAGTTTTTTGAGCCATTGCATCAAAGTCTGTTTTCCAAGGGCCGCTAGCAAACGATTTTGAAAATTTCTTTCCATGCGCAGTTACTTTTTCTACTGTCCAAAAAGAAACTTTCTCGAATCCATTTAAAAGTTTAAAGGCGGCAAAATACCCTACAATTTCATCTTGTGGCTTGCTAAAGTCAAGGAGCAATTCCTCAAACAAAGGGTTGTAAGAAATTAATTGTGATTTATAGACGATACCTGCATTAATATTTTTGTATTGTCCGCTGCGCTGCGCTAACTCAATCAACCCTTTATAGCCTAATTGGAATTGTGCTTGACCTTTGTACGGAACTAAGTAGGCCCTTCCTAAGCTTGGCTCAATAGGCAGATTTAACACAGCTGCTTTCATAGCTGCTGCATAAATAGACTCATTAGATGCCGATTTCAAACTTTTACTACCTTGTAGTACTGACAAGATGCTTACTGCGAACTGTGTCCCGGCGCCTTTCCAAACGTCATCAAAAGCTTTTTGAATTGTTGGTGCGTTAAAAAATTGTTTGTGTGTGTATGTTGATAATTGATTCGCCATTTATTTCCTCTTTCTGTATCTTAACTGCCAATTTTCGGCCTTTAATCTATTGTTTTCCCGGCTTAGCGCTATGACCCTGTTTTGGAGCTTGTCTATCTCTTGTCCTAGCAAAGCTTGGACCTCAAAATAGTTACTCTCCCAGTCTTCGCTAAATTTAAAGTCATTGAACTTGCTCATACAATCCCTCAATTGCCGCATGTATGTCTGTGTGACCTGCGCCAAGATATGTTATTCCCGCTGCTAAAAAGACTTCTCGTGAAGTTAGAACTCCACCGAGCTCATCAATTGCTTGATCAAGGTATATGCTAAACGTTTCAAGTTCTTGTTTAGCTCTGATTTTTGCTTTTTCTGCTTGTTCTGGTGTCATATTTTCTCCTAAATCGCATATTTCTTGCGCAATTGCCGCAATAGTGTCACGTACTGTGATTTATCAACTAGCCCAAAATCAAGCAGCTTCTCACGCTCTTGATGGCTTGCTCGGTACCAGATAAGCGTCTCTCTATGTTGTTTTGTCATAACACATTCTCCTGTTTATATCGCTCTATTCTCAACCGGTCTGCTTCTGCTGTTGTAATGCCAAGCCCAAATGCGTATAGGTTGATAGGATTTAATACAGGCTTAACCCCGTTTACCTCTTTTCCTTTTTGGCAATACTCGACAAATTGGTTAAAGGTCTCTATACTGGCCTGCTTGCCATACATTTTTTTAAGCAGGACATTAAACCCACTAAAAATCTCCCGATCCATCCGATACCTCGCTTGGATTTACTTTTAAATCGTCATACGTCGGGTCTTGATAATTTGGATTCGACCAGCTAGGGACGTTGGATGTCTTTACACTCCGTTGTTTTTTACTATCTTCAAACCGTTGCAACCTGTCTCTGACCTTTTCTACTGTCGTATCTCCAGATTTATACCAATCAACTAAGATTTTATTGATATACTTCCAACTGATTTTGTTGTTTTCTACCGCTTCTCTTAAGGCAAGGTTGACAACTTCAATTGGCATGTTATCTTCGCGAATCCACTTTTGAATATCTTCGATTTCAAATGGCGATATCATCCGTCCAAAAGTTAATTGGAAATTTTCAAAAAGCTTTTTTCGTCCATAGCTCCTCCTGATGTTGATGATGCTTATTATCTGTTAGTATTTATTGTTATTTAGTATTTATTTAATGTTAGTATTTATTAGTGTGCGATTTCTCAACTTTGAGAAACTCAACTTTGAGAAACTCAACTTTGAGTTTTCTGTATTTGAGCTAACTCTTCATCAAGTTGTTGTTTGAGCTGTTCAAACATTTCATCACTGATTTTTCTATCGGCGCAAAATCTAAAGTAAGAAATACCATTTTTATCACCCAGCCCCTTTTTGTAAGTTCTGATGTAATGATGTTCTTCAAGCTCTTTAATCCCTGTTCTAACAGCCGAAACTTTATCTTTTGAACGCTTAGCTATTTCCTCTGGATATACTCGCCAATCGTCTTTGTTCCTCAAGATAACCATCAATATTCCTTTAGCTTTGAATGAAAGGTCATCATCATCTAAGAGCTCATTACTAACAGCTGTGTAACTACCTGTTAATGTCTTGAAAAATGTACTGCATTAGCTGACCACCTTTCCTCTGCCAAGTTCTTTTTTAGTAAACCGTTTTACAAAAGGCATTTTTCTACATCTCCTCTAGAGCGCTTCTCGTTCCACCCTTTGCTGTTTTCCATAGCCACTTCCCTAAAAATTCTGCGTTTATTCTCTGGCGAATTGTGTTTTTTGATGACTTCGTGTTGCACCCTAGCAATGACCGCTAAGACGACGGTTGTTGCTAACAAAAATAATTCTAATTTGTTCATGTTATGCCCCTACTTCTAATAAAATTTGATAGTAACCTGTAAAAGAAATTGGCACCGTTATATTTTCTGGCTCACATTGTGAACCGCATTTCCTGAAGCATCGAACTTTTGGAGTCCATTGCTCTTTTTTGTTTTTCATGGTAAAATCACCTCATAAGAATCTGTTCGTCCCGTAAACTGCTATTTTACGGGGCTTTTTATTTGCATCAGTGTTCCATTTTGGGAACATCTTTATCAAAAAAAATTGCTATTTTTTCGATTGGTAATCCAAAAATCAAAGTAATTTTTGCAAGCTCATCAGCTCCAATTGAAACAATCCCATTCTCTCTTTTTGCATATGGTGTTCGTGTTTTCCAGCCCATCGATTGTGCAACTTCATCCTGCGTCATACCGCTAGCAATTCGCTCGGCTTTTAGTCGCTTCAAATTGATTGTCATATAGATACTCCTTTTTTATTTTAGTTCCCGATTTGGAACATCTTTATTATAAAATTATCGTTCCAAATTGTCAACGATTTTTTCAAAAAAATATGTTTATTTATTTTTTTAACGTTTTATTGTATTTTTTTGGGAACGATGGTATAATGACATTACTAAATAACATTAAGGATAACAAAACATGAGGACAAACAGCGAAATTATTTCTTTGATACAAAGCAAAGCAGAAGAAAGAAAGATGTCAATGAGTGAGTTAGCTAGAAATGTTGGTATTGCAAAATCAACGATGTCTAGATATTTTAATAAAACAAGAGAATTTCCTTTAAACAGGGCAGATGATTTTGCTAAAGCACTTAATATATCAACAGAGTTTTTACTTGGTATCGATTTAAATAACGAAGTAGATAGTTCAGAACTGCTTGGAATATACCGCGAATTAGAAGAACAAAGAAGAATGATTGTTTTAGATACTGCAAAAGAGCAATTAGAAGAACAAACAAAAATCATCAATTTTAGCGATAAAAAAACCGATATCGAAGATATTTTTGAAGTTAAAGGCACAACTTTTGCTGCGGCGGCGAGTGGGTTTGGTAGAGGTTTTGAAGCAGATGACTATGATACTTATACAGTTTATACAGACGAAGAACCTCCACATTATGATTATGCTATTGGTATAAGAGGCGATAGCATGTTACCAAAGTACGAGCAAGGAGATATGCTTTATATCGTTGATAAGGGAATGTCAACATATAGCGGACAATTATGTATTGTTGTACATAACGGGAACACTTACTTTAAAAAAGTTTACACTGAAGATGATGGACTTCGATTAGTATCTCTTAATAAAAAATATAGCGATATTTTTATTGACTATCCACCAGCAGAAGATACATACATTAAAATATATGACGTTGTTGGTAGTTTTACACCAATTGAATTTTAACTAATATTTTTAGAGAGGACAATGATATGACGTTAAAACAACTTTTAAA